ACAATATTTTTTTCCAATCAAGTATCAAGTCAAGTATCATTGTGCTTGTGGACCTGCCTGTTGCTGAGCCTGGGGAACCTTAACTTCGTCCGGTAATGACTTCTGAATTTCTGCCTGTACCTTCTGTTGTTCGGCTTGTGCAGCAGCCTGTTGCCTTGCCTGAATCGAGGCAATGACACGATCTTTGACATCCTGTGGGAATGGTGACTGCATAATAATTTCTGTAACGGGTATCTCAATTCCCTGCTTCGCAGCCTCAAGAAGTACCTGGAATAGTGCAAGCTGCATGGTCTCGTTAAATCTGCTTTTCGATACAACGATGTCATACTTCATGAGACCACCATTTTCGAGCATGTCCTCTAAAAGCTCTTCAAGGTCTGCACGTGCGCTCTTACCCGTACCTTCGTCTACCGTTGTATCAAGTTGATTAAATGGAACTCCCCTAACAGATACTTCTTCCTTTGTATCTGATAGCTGTCTTTGATTCTGGTTTTCGAGGATCCTCATTATCCTGCGAACGGTATAATGTTTCTGAATCATTCCGATAATAAGCTGGCCAATACGCTTCTTCGCAATATCCAAGTTGTCAAACAAAAACTCGTTCCCAACAAGACCCTGCCTGATCTGTCGCATCAGGGCAATTCCGCTTGTCTCTCGCTCCTGTATGCCCAGGAATTCAAGCGGAATACCCATTGACTCCCGTATCTTATTTGATGCGAGTGTCATGATACCCACAATATCACTTGGGAACGGATCGCCCTTGAGGATTTCCGGCCTACTTTTGTTCATGTCCTTGACTTTTATTTTTACCCCGGGACTTCCAAAGTTTGCAAGAAAGTCTTCTTCAGCACCCACCCCATCAAATGTTTCCTCGTCATACAGAACGCCACGTCCACCCATTTTATTTACGATATCAACTGCCTGACTAAAGAATTTGGAAACTGCACGAAGAAGACCGGCAGAGGATCTTATTTTTCCCCAGAACAAACGACCATTCTTCTTGGCATATATTGGAACGGTATGAAATGCCTCGAGCCCTATAAGTGGACGATCATCAGACAGATGCACCATTCCTGCAATCTTGGTAAATCTGATATAGCTTGTATTGTATTTACCAAGCTCAAATCCGGTCATTGTCTTAATATCTTCAATATCTTCGTCACTCCAGTTTTCGGCACGAACGACAATGTCTGCATCTTCATTCATTATAAGATTTGATTTTCTGAATTTCTTTTGCCAACACTCAATTACGCGAACCTCTTTCCGGGCAGCATTGACCACTTCCTTGTCACTCGAGAATATATTTATTTCCTCTGTTGATAAATCATATCTGAGGTTCTGCTTTACTATTGAAATGATCTCATCTCCCTTGATATTGCCTGATATGATCTGAAACTGTGCCTCAAGTTCCTTCTTCTTCTCAGGGTATTCTGCCACCAGGCTGTCAAGGGAAGCCCAGTCATTGAAGCACAGAATCTCAAGATCAGAGGCGTCGAATTCATCATGAGGGCCAAACGAAACCTTTGGAGGATCATCATTTTTAAGTATGATATCTCCACCCTCTTCAGGGTTAGAATCGAAGTCCAGGAATGTGGTTACGCTACCACGTCCTTCGATAGCAGCATTTTCAAACGCAAGGGATTCTTTTATGGGAAGCTTGTTCTGCTCAGTAACATTCTTTATCAGAATATTAAGAACATCTGTAACACGTTGATCGCCACGCTCTACGGGGAAGGATGTTATATCTGTTCTATTCTGTCTTTGAAATCCAACCAGTGCATCTATTTTTGATTCTGCCTCATTGACCACAATAACAGGCCTGCTTTCCGCCTGAAGTTTCTGCTTGTTTCCTTCGTCAAAATAAATATCTTCATCACTTTGATATAATCCCCTGGCCTCTTCAGCCCAATCCCGTGAACGCCTCTCGGCAGCAAGCGTCTCAAAGAAAAAATCTTTTGTCTGCATGACCTTCGTTTTTTCGTCACGATCATCTTTGGGTATCGTATCGACGATATCCAAAAGCTCTAGGTCTCTACCGATAACCTCATGAATATGGCCATTGGATGCTGGATCCATTATCCATTGAGCCTCGGTAGCAGGCGTGACTGTTGCACCAGAATCATCTTTAACGGCAGGCTTGGCGTCTTGAAATCTAGCAGTGTGCGTATGTCCGTCAATACGACTTTCTGATGTCTGACCTACCCCAGTTTCTTCATTCAGAAATACCAGATGATCATGATCTTCAACCACCGATGATCTGACAAATGATACTCTGCCATCAAGGAACGTTGCCATTATGCACCCATCCAAGAATTTTTACGTCTTTTTGAAGCAGGATTTCTCTGGGCAATAGTCGAATACTTTCTATAGTTCAATCCCTTCTTGTTAAATATCTCATCTTTTCGGAAAAATGTCAAGCACAAGGCATCAGCGCGATCAGGACTCGATACCTTTCTTGCCTTCATATCATTCTTTGATTCTATTTTTTTCTTCCCATTTTGTTGTCCGAGCCTCGGTGTAGAAATCTGATAAATCAGGTCATCATCTTCAGGAATGCTTAGCGTTCGTTCTTCAATTCTTTCTCTTAACCTCCACCACATTTCATCCCTTAATCGATAAAATTCATCTTTATTACTCGCAGAAGCCTGGGCGTTAACCGGAGTAACTTTCTGATCAGATGATTTAAATACTTTTTTTATATTATCGTATACTCCACACCCAACGCCAACGACATCGATATAAACATTCCTTACTTCATATTGACTGACTGCAGATAATGCCCAAGCCGTCAATTCATGGGTGTCTATTTTCTTAAGGGCTTCAATTTTATAAACAATCGGACCTTTTCGAATACATAATACTGCTTCATCAGCGCCCATATATGAACAGTCGATTCCCATGACTGTGTGATAAGTATCGTCGTCTTCGAATTTAAGTCCAACACAATCCTGCACCCAATCCAGCGGTATGGCACTCATCACATCATTCTTCGGGGGCAGTCCCTTGACACGGATAAGAAACATGTTATGGCTACGACCATATTTCTCTTCCATGTTCTGAATATATTTTTTTGATACGATCTCACATTCTTCACCATCCCATCGGATACAGTGCCAGTATTTCCTGTCTTCTCCGAAATGATTCTTGAAGGCATAGCCACGGTTTCTGGTCGGGTTGAATATCTTGATTGCAAAATTGCATTCACCACCAAGGCCACCCTCCAACGGCTTGAATACGGCATCAGGCACACCAGATGCTTCATCCACAATAACCAGCTTGTTGCGTTCGTTAAAACCGGCAATTGTTTCTGCTTGCTCCTCTTCGTTGCCGGCAATGCTTGCAGTCCTGGGAATTGCAAATGCTTCCTTGCCACCATATCGGTTGTTGAATATTTTATCATTCTGAACCGTATACCAGTCACGTATGGTATTGGAATATTCCCCTTTTCTATTTCGGTAATTCTGCCACTTGATAACCTCGGACCATAAAATCTTTTTCAATTGATCTTCGGTTGGTGCAGTACAGAGTATCTTGGGCCTTGTGAACATCGTCAAAAACCAGGCCAATATCCACGAAACCCAGGCATCTTTACCACAGTTGTGACCGGATGATATTGAAATCCCTATTTTTCCAGCAAGTTCTTCTTCAAATGGATCAAGCGGGAAACCATTATTGACCTTGAGTTTGGCCATCGCCATTTTACCGACGACATCAGAGGCCTTGTCCTGCTGGGTGGTAGGCTGTAGATCTTCCTCGGTACTGGTGTTAACACCCAGAGCCTCGCGAGTAAAGTGTCTTGGGCCCCAATGCCATCGCTGAAGTGTCAGTTGATATTTTAGGGCTCTGGTTTCTTCTTCAGAGCTACACTTTACTTCAGCGATATCATTAAGCGTTGGCAGGTAGAACGGATCCTCGAATTTCTGCTTCTGTTCTACGCTCAGAATCTTTTGTTTTTCTAATGTAGTCATCAAGATTTACACCACGGGCCTCAAGGCATTCCTTGAGTTTCTGTGATGCCTTTATCATAAGAGGTTTGTCATTCACCCGGCTATACATGTTGGCCATTTCATACAGCAAAATATGATCGTATCCAAGGGTAAACGTCTGATTCCTGGTACTGACCTCCCCTGAATCGTATTTCGGAAGGATCGTAAAATACCAATGACATCCTAATTCAGCGGTTTTAACATCGTTTCTTTTTGCACTACACATGGCCCAGCACCAGTGAAGATCGATATATTCCGGGATCCTCTGAAGTATTTTCATCAGCCAATACATTGGTGTACCGTAATCACCAAGATACCAACAGGCCGAAAATAATGTGTAGTGGATTGAGCCGTAAACGCTTTCTTCCCATTTGTGGTCCTGGGCCCACAACATGTTGATTAACTTAAAACATTCTTCTTTGGCTTCACGATGTCTAAGTCCAAAATGATAATGTCGGGCCAGGCAAAACTGATAATATTCAGGAAGATCAGTGGTCTCAAGTTCCCTCAAAATCAACTTTAATGATCGCTCATATTTTCTCTTCCTGCCTTCATCATCAAGATTGTACCCATAATGTTTTATATTAACGCTCACACGAGCTAGTTTTCCATCCAGCTTTAATTGATTATGTACACATCCTTCAAATCGTGGGTTGGAATCACGCCGGAACAACCTGGGTGCATCCATGTCGGAATGACCGACAAATAGCACATTGATGATCTTGACAAAGAATCCCTGGTAATCCTTATTACCCATACAGGCAATAAATGACTCTCGGCTGTCACGATCAAGCTCTTCATCCGCATCGATCCACAGAAGCCAGTCAGACGTTGCATATTTGATGGAATGATTTCTTGCCAGTGAAAAGCTTTCTTCCCAGGGATGATCGTAGACCTTGACCTTACTACCGAAAGATTTGCAGATTTCGATAGTTTTGTCAGTACAGCCTGTGTCTACGATTATAATTTCTTTGCAAAGATCGTGAACGCTATCAAGGCATCGCTTGATATTTGATTCCTCGTTCTTGACAATGAGGATGGCTGATAGGCTCATTTTTTGATTCTGGTTAGTCTCTTGCCGCCGCGGATGGCGCCGAAAAGTCCCTTCTGTTTTTTGGTAAGAGACTTTCCACCGATCTCGCCCTCACGAAGAATCTTACCAGCCTTGGCAGCAGATACAGGAGAGCCCCTTCGTTTTGATTTCGATGCCCTCTGCTTTACCACAAATATTCTTACTCCAGCCATGATCTGTAATTGATATCCTCTACTTTAGGTTGAGGGACTTCTGATCCGTAAATATGACTAATAACGGCAGAAACTTCATGGGTCTCGTACCCTCTGCCGAACACCAGAAAGTAAATGATGTTCTCGAGGGTATCGAGTTTGCCAACATTTGATTCATGCCGAAGTAAATCGTCAAGAGCTCTCAACCTTTTTCTTCCTGCCAGGTTTTCGACCAAGCTTCTTGGCCACCGTTTTAACAACTGGCTCATCAAATATGCTTCGTGCAGACCGCGGCGTCTCTCCACGCAAAATTCCACTTCGAGATTTA